GCTTGCCATCGGTGACGTTGATTGCGAGTTCACCCTGCACCAGATTACTGGCACTAGGCGCTGCAGCCGCGGTGGCGCTGCTATAAATCTGAATCGGTGTGTAGCCAGTCTGTGCCATTATGTGGCCCTCTTATTTGGTGTAGTACGAAATGTTGGGCTGGAAGTAGATCGGGGACTTGTCTCGATCCTCATCTTCAGCAGTCAATGTAAGTTCTTTTGCTTCGTTCGAAAGGCGCGTAATTCGTCCTTCGTCAATCCCCGGCAGCAGCTTTGCCGTTGCGGCAGAGAGTTGTTTCTGCATCGCAGGCAGCCAACGATCAGGGACAGCGATCTCGTTCGTCAAACGACCAACATCCTGCGGCTGCATCTCAACGACCAACTGGAACGCTTGGAAGGCGTCCTGCGGCACCGGCCAGATGTTCATAATTGGCGTAACCTGACGGTCAAACCAGAACTGCAGGCCTCGATTGCCTTGGAAATCTTTATTCGGCAGGTTGAAATAGCTGTCACGATTCAACCGCGCCAGTGGAATGTCCTGCTGCACAGAGGCCAGAGACAGTGCCTGAACAACGATATCCGAAGCAGATTCGTTCCTGAATCGCCAGAATTTTGCCAGTGGAGACCCGTCCAGTTGGAGGTAGCCCCAGTTGTTGAATACACCGTTGGTGACAGTCCCCAGAGTGACCCAAGTGATGTCATCGTAGCTGTACTCGACGGTCAACGATACGCCTTGCTGTTTCGAATAAAATCCTGCACTGAGGAAGCGGTAGCCGTCTTCGTAGTACGCGTGTGCCGAGTCTCCAGCGGCGATGGTGTAATCGACATCTGTGCTGGTGGTGTTGAATGCGCCGAAGATGTTATCCGTCGTGGTCGACGGGCGAGTCATCTGACGGTAGTTAGCAACGCGAACATCCACCGTACCACGGGGCATGGTGTACTCGCGTTGCTGTGCCTCAGAGCCAAAGACCATGTACTCCAGCAACCAGAGATTCACGCCGCGGTTAGACAGGTTGATCAGGATGTACCACAACGCCAATCGGATGTCGTTGATGTACTCCGGGGTCAGTTCCTCGGACAGTTTGCCCGCCTCTTTGTAGGCGAAACGGATCATGTCATCAACCGTGACAGCCGTCTGCGCCGTAGTGTTAGAGGTGTTGCTGTAGTTGCTTGCCATTATTTTTTCTTGGCTACGCGCTCAGGGAGCTTCTTCTTTGCCGTTCCCGCCTTGACAAATTCCTTGCCCACGGATTGCTTAATGCCAACCTTTTTCGCAAATTCAGGACTGTGAGCCACACCTTGCATTAGACGTTCTTGACTCTTGGACTTGATGGGCATTAGCACTTGCCTCCGCGCTTGTACTCACGAACAGTGCCGACCTTCTTCTTAATGCGGCCACCCTTTTTCAGTTTCGAGAGGTCAGTCTTTTCGCCGCCGTGCTCTTGCACATCGTGCATACGAATTGCTTTCTTGATCAGCTTCTTGTCCGCAACAACGTCTTCATGCGACATCTCGCGGTCTTTTTTCGAGTGATCAATGCGGGGGGTGTACTTGGCCATAAATGTATTCTCCTATCAAGAATTACCCACAATTAAGGGCTCTTTCGCCCTGAAAAGCGCGGCCTCTATCTTGCGCCTAGCCCTCAGGTGTTTCTCTGCTGCGGTACCAGAAGCGACCCAGTTGTGCATCGCCCTTGCTGCGCCCTCAATGTCCCCCTGAGACCACCTTTTGAAGAACACACTCTTCGAAAATCTAAAGGATCCAAGGTTCCAACAGAGGCTTGTTGCTGCATCGATCCTGTTTTGGGTCAGGAATTTTACAGATATCTTGCTAATTTCCGCACCGCAGTGCTTTTCTGTTTCTTTGGCTAGTCGAACATCCGCCAGCCTCTTTGAAATCGCGTCTCCCGGTTGCACGGGGGATCCGTCCGCCTTTGTAGTGAATCCATATCCATAGGCCCACGGAGAGCCCCCCGTAATCGCGTCAGGGTAGGCCTTAGCCGAAAAGCCCTCAAACTTTCGAATGAGTGCGTGTGTGGAGGGGCCTATTTTTGGCTCCACTTGTGGCACCTGCTCCAGTGCAAAAGCACCGCAAAAGCAGATTAAAAAGACCGCCACAAGGCCTTTAACCGTTGCTCTTATCTGCCTTCTCATCCAACTTGTCGAAGATCTTGGATAGCATGTCCTTGATCTCCTTCATGGAGTCCTTGAAGTCATCGCGGCGAACAAAGTCTTGGTGAACCTCGACAGTCAGTTCCTTGATCTCCGTCTTAAGATCCTTGATGGATTCCCACACCGCTTTAAGAACCCAGCCAATGACTGCGCTACCAAGGGTCAACACCGCGTTGAACAGTTGTTGGCCTTCCATTAGAACGTACCCCCAGAAATTCCGTTAGTTAGCTGCCCGGTTATTTTAGAACCAGCTAGCGAAGCGATCCATGCCGGGTCGCTATAACTGCCCGTTGTGTACACACCGTTTGTTACCGTGGCTGCGTTACCTCCGATTGAAAGCGCGGCGGCAGTCCCCGTGATGTTTGTTCCGACCAGCGTAGACGGTGTTCCAAGGTTTGGCGTTACAAGCGTGGGGCTTGTGGCCCGGACAAAATTGCCGGTGCCTGTGCCAATATATTCCGCGCTAGTGAGGTGGTAATACTCGCCGGTTGTTCCACCTTGCAGACCCGCCAAATCATTGTGGTCTGTAACAGTGGAGCCAGAAAATGCTTGAGTGAACGCGGAGTCAATCTGCGTCGCGGTAGTGCCGTCTTTTACAACGATAATTCGCCCCACCAGAATAGCCATTTGGGTGAGAACAGGCGGAGGAGTTGGCGGCAGGGATGCCTGCGCTTGCGCAAGGCTGTACACCCCAGTCCCGAGGACATAAGCCAGCTTTGGCAGCGAATCCCCATCAATGTAACGGTATACCCAGTTAACAGCGTACTTGCCACCACCCAGTGTAACTAAGTTAGTCCCGTTGTCGTACTGGGTGTTGTTGTAAGTCGTAACGGTGCTTTTAGTCCAGACGCCTGCCACGTGATAGTAGAACTCTGCGTTGTCTGTTGCTGAGTCAACTGCGGGCTCTGTGTATTCTGTAACCCCGTACCAAATAGTGCCGCCTGACAGCGTGATCACGCGCCCTGTGGACTCTCCAAGTGTAAGTCCCAGCCCCCGCTCGTATCGTCGGGTTTGAATAAAACGGCGGTTGGTTCTGCTGGCTGGTGCAAGTCCCCAGTTGACAGACTGGTAGTGCACCTCGGTTCCTTGGCGGTATAGAAGCGCAGCCCCCACCACATCGGAGCCATTGATTGCAGCGACGTTGGTAGTGACTGAATAAACAGGATTGCCACCGTTATACGTGACAATCAGGTAGTTGGTGGTGTTGTCTGTAAGAGTAAGCCCCGTGGCTGCGGGAATCGTGTACTTACGGAAGTCGCCACTAAACGTCGGCAGAGAGAACAAAAACGCTTCTACTGAAGACGCGTTGAAAGTTGATCCACTGCCCGTAATGGTGATTGTCGGCATACTGAGTACACCAGACATGTTTGTGTCAAAATCTAGCTGATGGGTGTACCCATTATTGTGGGCAAACATGCCCTCGGTTTGGAACCAAACATCGCCTGCTGTCAAAGAGCTCGGTGTCGTGCCCGGATTGATGTGCAGAGGGATAAGGCTAGATGTGGATGCCGGAAGGGTGACAGCACCCGTTGCGTCGATGGTCGTTGCCTTGATCGTCGAACGCGTGGTATTACCAATTGCAGTCCCGTCAATTGCACCGCCCGTGATGGCGACGCTGTTTGCGTTCTGCACAGACATCGTTCCAAGACCAGTGATGTCCGTGTTGGGGATCGTCGAGGAGGCCGTCATGGCCGAGGTGCCGTTGCCCTTGACGTAGCCGGTGAGGATCGTTGCTCCCGTGCCGCCGTTAGGAACACCCAAAGTGCCGTTGAGGGTCAGCGTGCCTGATGTCGTGATCGGGCCACCAGAGAAGGTCAGCCCCGTAGTTCCGCCAGATGCGTTGACAGAAGTTACAGTCCCAAGCGGGTTTGCAACCCAATCAAACGCAGACCCGTTCCAGCGCAAGAAGGTGTCTGTGACCGTGGGCGCAACGACAAAGGATGTGGTGTTAGCCGCTGTTTGGAATACAAGGCGGTTTGCTGCCCCGCCAGCCACGTTGGTGGCGCGAGTTGCCAGCGTTGCGGTTGCAGCATTGCCGCTGATGCTGATGCCCCACGTACCCGTGGCACCCGTGCCAGAGGTGCTGGGTGCCCCAACATCTGCGTAGTTAAGTACAACCGTGCCAACTTGACCGTTGACCGATGTCACTGCATCCGTCTGGTCTAGTTTTTGCCAAACGATGCCGTTAAAGATGGCCCAGTCGCCAATCTGCCAGTCAGTAATCCCGTCTAGGTTAGTACTGCCAGCCACGGAGACCACGTAGTAGCCACCGTTTGTTCCCACACCGGATACCAGTGTCGGAGTGTTTGTGTTGGCATTCCATGTACCCAGATAAGAAAGGCCGCCAGTAATAGAAGCCCATGTGGTGTCATAATCTGCTCCTGATGCTTTAGCTAAAACTTGTCCCGCGAAGCCACCAGTGGGCACACCCGGGCCTGCAGGCCCCGTTGCCCCTGTTGCACCCGTATCGCCTTTGTCACCCTTTGGCCCAGTTGGGCCCGTAGGCCCTTGAGGCCCAATCGGGCCCTGAGGCCCTTGCGGCCCTGTTGCACCAGTGGCTCCAGTCGGGCCAGTGGGCCCCGGGACACCCGGAACGCCTTGAGGGCCAATCGGCCCCTGCGGCCCCGCAGGCCCCGTATTGCCTTGCGGGCCCTGTGCGCCAGTCGCGCCAACGGGGCCCGGAACACCTTGCGGGCCCTGAGGCCCCTGAGGCCCTTGCACACCGCTCATTAGCAGACCAGCGGTAACTTTTTTAGTAATCCCATCCTGCACGATGACAGTAACGTCGTTTACATCAACGTAACTTGTTGGCGGCAGTTGCTGGATGCTTATATCGGCCATTTTTAGGTCTTCTTAATATTGCCGGGTGTCGGTTTGGGAGTAGTGTTGCCTTCTAGCGTAGCGGGCGTGAACGCGTCACCAAAGCCGGTACCAATCATGTTCGGCCCGCTTTCAAACGTGGCGATGTTGGGCGCATTGGGAATGGGCTTGCCTTTGCCGGGAATGGCAACAGACACATCGGGGCGCGGGTGCCTCAATGTGATGGTCTCAGTCTGACGCGCAGCCAATCGCCACGGATCATACTGATCATAGTCATCCGGGCAAACCATGAGCCCGGGAGAGTTGGGGTCAGGTCGCAGCAGGGTGTACGGCATCTTCCTGCTGCACCTGTCGCACACAGCGACGGACAGAACACTCTGTCCGCGCGTGTCGCAATAAAGCCCACCAAAGTAGGCGTTACCCATTAACGTACCCCGGCTTGGATTACCGTGAGGGTGGAGTTAACCCCGCCAGTGACGCGGATAGCCCGGAAGGGGTGATCCGCAATCGGGTTGGCCGGTGCTGCAACCCACACAAACGTCGGGGGATTCGGATCCGGGTACCCCTGAGCGTCCAGAGGGAACGGATCCGTGTAGGTGATTTCAACAGTACCACCGCCGGTAGCAACGTAAGAAACATTGATCGGCGTAAGGTACTGGTCGATGGGGACGGGAACGTCCGCCGCAACCGTTACTTGACGCATCGCTGCTCCTTAGTTGTTGGTGTAGCCGTTGCCAACCGGGGTGATGGTGCCGTTCGGGTTACGAGCGGTGTACACAACCGAGATAACACCCTCAGCGTCAGCGCCAGCGGTGTAGCTGATGGTCGCATCGTTGATGCCGACGTTCAGCAGGACACCAGCAGCCGCCGCATCCAGAACACCTGCGTTGACACCAGCGGCGTCGTTCAGTGCTGCGATGGTGGTGCTGACAACCGAATCCGAGACCAGATCGACATCGGTCGATGCCGGGACTGCAGCGGCGGTGGTGAAGTAGCCGGTGATCGAGTGGATGATCGAGCCTGCCGGAACCACGACGGTGGTTGCGACGCCGCCAACGACTGCCGCCTCTTGCGAACAGATGGCTGCTCCGGTGTTATCGGGTGCGATGGTGCCGTCGTTAGTCGGGTTGTTGCGCTTGAAAATGCGAATCGGGGTATTGAAAGTGCTGGACATGTAATTCTCCTCTAGGGAAGTGTAACGGCACCGTCTCCTAGAAGTCTGTCGTGAGCCAGCGACAGTCTGTGCCGTTGTATTGGGGCTCTATCTTTAATTACCCATATCTACAAAGAAAAATGCCCCGCCTTGTGAGCGGGGCATTCGGCAAATGGCCCCGAAGGGCCCGGTCTTTCTTTACAGACCGATGGTGCCGTAGATGTTGCGCGGATCGTGCCAGCCCGTTGCATAACGCTCCGAGGCCTTGTAACGCATCGAGTCCGTCTCGAAGTCACCTTCCGAGCTACGCTCCAGCGGGCGACGCATCACCAGCATCAGGCCGTTTTCAGCATTGGTCTGGATGAACCATGCCTTCGACGAGCTAAGACGGGTAACAACGTGTGCGCCGTTTGGCAGCATTCCGGTCGACTTGATCGGGTTCAGATCGTTGTCTGCACCACCCGAACGCAGAACCGACTTCAGGATCACTTCGGCTTGGAATTCCAGTGCCGGAGGAACGATCAGTTGTTCAGCCTTCAGACGGATACGCTTGCCGTTGTTGT